CGATTTCGTCACGATGTCCGGCTGCTGGCGCAAGGTGCTGACGACCATCGAGAAGCAGTTGAACGAGCTGGCATATCTCGTTTGGGAACACCCGAACACAGAGGAATCGGTTTGCCAGATCGCAGCTATCGTCGCGTATGATGAGATCCGCGCATGAAAAACGCCGCTGTCAGGACGGCAATCCCGATCAGCGGCAAAGAAATGTATTCAACCACATAATAGCATGAACAGGAGAGATTTTCAATGGTAAAGATTATCAGCAACGTAAAAGGCGACCACGTTGAGGCGAGTGTAGAGCTGGCGGGCAACATGAAAGCGATTGTTTCCGAACTGGTCAATGCGATCGGCAGTGCGTATCTGCAGATTGGTGCACAGGACAAGCGCGCCGCGCAGGCGTTCCGCAAGATGTTCACTCAGTTCGTAACGAGCGAGAATTCGCCGATGTGGCTCGAGGACAGCTGTGACGGCGTTATTGTCAACGCATCCATCGTCCGTGCGGGCAAGCTGACCAGCGAGGATGTTGCCAACGCAATCCGCTGCGGCGCTTCCAAGGACGTTATCAAGGCTTTGCTGGAGGAGATGTAACATGACCGACCCCATCAAGATCACATCGCTCGAGGCGGAGAACGTCAAGCGCGTGCGTGCGGTGCAGCTGCACCCGAGTGCAACCGGCCTGACCATCATCGGCGGGAACAACAACCAGGGCAAGACCTCGCTGCTGGACACGATCGCATGGGCGCTCGGCGGCGACCGCTTCCGTCCGTCCATGGCTACCCGTGAGGGCAGCACCATTCCGCCGCACATCAAGGTCACGCTGTCCAACGGCCTGATCGTCGAGCGCCGCGGCAAGAACAGCGACCTCAAGGTCATCGATCCATCGGGCAGCAAGGCCGGACAGCAGCTTCTCAATGCCTTTATCGAGCAGCTGGCACTCGATCTGCCGCGCTTTATGCAGGCGAGCGACCGCGAAAAGGCGGACACGCTGCTCCGCATCATCGGCGTGGGCGAACAGCTTGCCGCGCTCGAGCGCAAAGAGCAGGAGCAGTACAACGAGCGCCTTGCCATTGGCCGCATTGCCGACCAGAAAGCAAAGTACGCGAAAGAGCAGCCGTACTGGCCGGATGCACCGGACGAACTCATTTCCGCAAGTGACCTCATCCGTCAGCAGCAGGCAATCCTTGCCCGCAACGGTGAGAACCAGAGCAAGCGGGCGATGGCAAGCCTGCTCGATCAGCAGGTGAGCACCCTCACCGCGCGTGTGGATGAGCTGCACCGTCAGCTGCAAACCGCCGAGGACGAACTCATCGCTAAGATGGCTGACCTTGCCACCGCACGCAAGACCGCCGAGCAGCTGGTGGACGAGAGCACCGAGGAGCTGGAGCGCAGCATTGCCGACATCGAAACCATCAACGCCAAGGTGCGCGACAACCTCAACCGTGAAAAGGCCGAGGAGGATGCACACGCCTATCAGCAGCAGTATGACAGCCTGACCGCCGAAATTGAACAGCTCCGCGAGGACAAGCGCGCGCTGCTCGACGGCGCCAAGCTGCCGATGGAGGGCCTCGGTGTTGCGGACGGCGCACTGACCTATCACGGACAGAAATGGGATAATATGTCCGGCAGTGAGCAGCTGCGGGTGGCGACCGCCATTGTGCGCTGTCTGAAACCGCAGTGCGGCTTCGTGCTGCTGGACAAGCTGGAGCAGATGGACCTCGGCACGCTGCGTGAGTTCGGCGCGTGGCTGGAGAGCGAGGGCTTACAGGCCATCGCAACGCGCGTTTCGACCGGCGACGAGTGCTCCATCATCATCGAGGACGGCTATGTGCAGGGAGAGGAACAGCCTTTACCTGACGAGCCGCAGAGTACATGGAAAGCAGGTGCATTTTAATGCAGATCATCCGCGGAAAACAGAAGACCGCGCTCAAGGTTGTCGTGTACGGTCCGGAGGGCATCGGCAAGTCTACGTTTGCCGCACAGTTCCCGAATCCGCTGTTCATCGACACCGAGGGCGGCACCAAGCACATGGACGTCGCCCGCACGCCTAAGCCGACCAGCTGGGTCATGCTGCTCGGTCTGGTCAAGGAGTGCATTGCCGACCCGAGCCTGTGCGGCACGCTCATCATTGACACGATGGACTGGGCGGAGCTGCTGTGCAGCCGCTACGTCTGCGACAAGGCACAGAAAAAGAGCATCGAGGAGTTCGGCTACGGCAAGGGCTACACCTATCTGATGGAGGAGTTCGGCAGCCTGCTGAATACGCTCAATGAGCTGGTCGAGCGCGGCGTGAACGTGGTCGTGACGGCGCACGCCAAGATGCGGAAATTTGAGCAGCCGGACGAGCTCGGCGCATACGACCGCTGGGAGATGAAGCTGTCCGCCAAGACCGCTCCGCTCGTCAAGGAGTGGGCGGACATGGTGCTGTTCGCCAACTACAAGACATTCGCCGTCAAGACCGAGAACGGCAAGACCAAGGGGCAGGGCGGCGAGCGCCGGATGTACACCACCCATCACCCGTGCTGGGATGCCAAGAACCGCTTCGGCCTGCCCGGCGAAATGCCGTTCGATTATGCCGGAATCGCCCATATCATCGGGGACGAAAAAAATATTCGGTCAATTACTGAACCGAATGAACCGATTGTGGTCAATTCTGCGGACGAAACGCCGGATAAGTGTAAGGACGTTTCCGATGCACCCGCACAGGCGGCAGTAAGCGAACCGGCGAAACCGGACGGCACCGTGCCGGACATTCCGGCAGGTATCCCGCAGGCACTGCGCGACCTGATGCAGGCCAACAACGTCACCGCGACCGATATTCAGACCGCCGTTTCCGCCAAGGGATATTTCCCGCTCGGCATGGAGATCACCGACTATCCGGCGGATTTCGTAAACGGCTGCCTGATCGGTGCGTGGGATCAGCTCTATCAGGTCATTCTGAAAGAGCGCAAGGACATTCCGTTTTAATCAAGGAGGACAATTATTATGAACGACAACATTCTGGATCAGGAGCTCGGCTGGGAAGACGAGATCGAAAACGAGGGCAGTCCGCGCCGTGTGCTCGAGCCGGGCGAGTACCCGTTTACTGTACTGGGCTTTGAGCGTGCCCGCTACGCAGGCAGCGAAAAGGTAGCGCCGTGCAATCAGGCTATCCTGCACCTGCGTGTGGATGCGCCGGACGGCGAGAGCGAGATGAACGTCAACCTGTTTTTGCTTAAGCGCTTTGAGTGGAAGCTGTGTCAGTTCTTCACGTCCATCGGCCTGCGCCAGCACGGCGAAAAGCTGCGTATGAACTGGGCGGCTGTCACCGGCAAGACCGGCCGCTGCCGCATCACCAAGCGTACTTACAAGGACAAGACCGGCGCAGACCGCGAAACCAACGATCTGGACGAGTTCCTCGACCCGCTGGGTGCGCCGTCCATGCAGCAGGCGGGCGGCTTTACGCCGGGAGCATTCTAATATGGAACTGCGACCGTATCAGCAGGCGGCGCGTGAAGCGGTCGAGAACCGCTGGGAGCAGGGTGACGACAGCACCCTGCTTTCTATTCCCACCGGCTGCGGAAAGACTGTCATTTTTGCGAAGATTGCCGAGGACAGGGTGCGGCAGGGCGACCGCGTGCTCATCCTCGCACACCGCGGCGAGCTGCTCGATCAGGCCGCCGACAAGCTGCACACCGCGACCGGACTTTCCTGCGCGACCGAGAAAGCCGAGCAGAGCTGTCTGGGCAGCTGGCTGCGTGTAGCGGTCGGCTCGGTGCAGACCCTTATGCGGCCCAAGCGGCTGGCGGCGTTCCCACGGGACTACTTCGGCACCATCATCATCGACGAAGCGCATCACGCGGTATCCGACAGCTACGGACGTATCCTGAATCACTTCGACAGCGCAAAGGTGCTCGGCGTAACCGCAACGCCCGACCGAGGCGATATGCGAAACCTCGGCAGCGTGTTTCAGTCGCTGGCTTACGAGTATTCTCTGACAAAGGCCATCCGCGAGGGCTACCTTGTGCCCATCAAGGCGCTGACCGTGCCGCTCAAAATGGACCTCTCCGGTGTCGGCGTACAGTCCGGCGACTTTAAGCCGGGCGACCTCGACAGTGCGCTCGACCCGTACCTTTACCAGATCGCGGACGAGATGGCAAAGACCTGTGCCGACCGCAAGACCGTTGTGTTCCTGCCGCTCGTTAAGACCAGCCAGAAATTCCGCGATATTCTGTGTTCGCGCGGCTTCCGTGCGGCAGAAGTGAACGGAGAATCGCCCGACCGCGCGGAAATCCTTGCGGCATTCGACCGCGGCGAGTACAACGTGCTGTGCAACAGTATGCTGCTCACCGAGGGCTGGGACTGCCCGAGCGTCAACTGCGTTGTGGTGCTGCGCCCGACTAAAGTACGCAGCCTGTACAGCCAGATGGTAGGCCGCGGCACGCGCCTGTTTCCCGGCAAGACCGACCTGCTGCTGCTGGATTTCCTGTGGCACACCGAGCGGCACGAGCTTTGCAGACCGGCGCATCTGGTCTGCGAAACCGCTGAGGTGGCCGAGAGCATGACCGAGAGTGCAGCCGAGCAGGGCGGTCCGGTGGACATTCTGGAAGCCGCCGAGCAGGCCGAGAGCGATGTGGTGCAGCAGCGCGAAGAATCCCTCGCCAAGCAGCTGGCGGAGATGAAAAGCCGCAAGCGCCGTCTGGTGGACCCGTTACAGTTTGAGCTGTCCATTCAGGCGGAGGATTTAGCAGGCTACACGCCCGCATTCGGCTGGGAGATCGCGCCGCCGAGCGAAAAGCAGCTCGGCGCACTGGAAAAGTGGGGCATCCGCCCGGACGAGATCGAATGCGCGGGCAAGGCGGCAAAGCTGCTCGACCGTCTGGCGGCACGCCGCACCGAGGGTCTGACAACGCCCAAGCAGATTCGCTTTCTGGAGGGCAAGGGCTTTACGCACGTCGGCACCTGGCAGTTTGAGCAGGCAAAGCAGCTCATCGACCGCATTGCCGCCAACGGCTGGCGCATTCCGCGCGGCATCGACCCGAAAACCTACATGGGATAATGGAGGATAAATGAAGCAGGACGAACTCGATCTCCGGCAGGCGCTGGACTACATCGACCCGAGAGAACTCTCGTACAGCGAGTGGGTCGGCGTCGGCATGGGACTGAAAGAAGCAGGCTATCCCGTCGGTCTGTGGGAGGACTGGTCAAGACGGGACGGCGGGCGCTACCGCACCGGCGAGTGCGCCCGCAAGTGGGACAGCTTTCGCGGCACGGACACGCCCATCACGGCGGGAACCATCGTGCAGATGGCGCAGCGAGGCGGCTGGCAGCCGAACGGCGGCGACTGTGAACTCGGCTGGGACGATGAGATCGGCGGCAGTGAGCCGTACCGCGTGATTGACCCGCACTGGGTCGAGGCGCAGGAGATTGCCGAACCCGCCGAATGGCATCCGGCGCAGCAGCTCATCACCTACCTCGAAACGCTGTTCGACAACGAGGAGCACGTCGGCTACGTCACCCGCTCGTTCTCGAACGAGGACGGCAAGGCCATGCCGACCAAGGGCGACTGGGCGCGAACCGCCG